TCTGATCACTGAACATCTTGTAATCTTCCAGCTGATTAAACGTGGTCCGCAAGTTTAGCTCACTGGGTGGACGGGGCATGGTTTTGCTATCAGCTCCCGCGTTGCGCCAACTGTTCATGGCATCATTGTAATCACGAGTGAGAACAAAGATATCAATGATATTGCTGACCGCGGGATCAATGCGGTGGCTCGATGGAGCAAAGTGCTTCCATTGATAAACAATATTATCAATACCAGGACGGATAATAAAATCAGCACCGTCATTGGTTGAACGGGTTCCCAGATAAAAACCCAGACCAACGATGTCCGAGCCTCTTGGGATCAAGTAAGAAGCATTGCCCTTGTAAATGTCTACTACCCGGACACCACTGACCGTGCGCTCTACAAAACCATAAGCTCCAGGCATCAACTGGGTAACACCGGGTTCCAAACGAGTGATAAGCTTTTCAACCAAGTAGCCACTGGTATCAGTGGTAATTTGGTGAACAACTGTGCGCTTGGTTGTATCAATGTTCTTGAGAGCCTGGTAAGTCCAAGGCACATCAGGAATACCGTCACTCAAACGATCGTCAAAACGAACCTTGACCCTGCTGGGTTCCTGGTATCCATCAGGATAGGTAAACGAGGATTCCAATTTGAGAACAAGGTCTGTGTCAACGGTATAGGGACGATTAGCATCATCGACCAATCGGACGTTCTTTAGACCATTGGGCAAACGCAACAAAGAAATGGTGTCATTTCCTGAACGACCGGTTTGTGGATCAATGGACTTGAAGTCATTGACATAAAAGAACCGGCAATCCCGTTCGCTTTCAAAAACATACGTGAGACCACGAGTTGTAATGCGCCAAAAATCACTGGTGTATTGGCAATGTATCAACCAGCTGTTGGGTCCCATGACTTCTTGACCTGTGACCGCATAGGGAGCTGATAGATCGGGATCAACTTCGCTACTGCTCATGAGGTACCAACCTGTGGTTCCATCGTTTTTAAAACCAAGGGCAAAAGTGCGATTGAAATCTAGGTTTTCCTTGACCGCACGGCGGACTTCCGTACGGGCCAAATAGTCATTGCTAAAATGGTTAAAGGAAGGCTGATAGACACGACCCTCTGGTAGACTTTCAAGCAACCAATTGGCATAAAAGTCCCGTAGTGCCACTGAAGATGCGGCATCCGCGAGATAGTTGGTCATCATTTCTTCCACGCCCGCTTGGGTATGGTTGACTTCCGTGCCAGCGTTTTGTGGCAAGAGATAAAACGCACCATCGCTGGAAAACACGTTGGTATTTTGATAGTTACCCGTGGGATCATTGAGATCAATGTACCGGCTTTGTCCACTGTAAACGCGATTGACTGCTTTGAGCTTGACAGCCAAGTTGGTCTGGCTGGGTAGTTCATTGTAATCACTACCACTGACCATTCGGCCCTGGGTTCCAAAGACCCGGGAGGCACGGCGCTTGATATCCGAATTGGATTCAGAAGCCACACCATTGACAATGGAGTTCTGTAGACTAAAGGTCAAGCTGAGTCGACGATTGGTGTTGTCGGGTCCATAAAATGGAATGTTGATAGTTGTGCCCTGAATGTCCTCGGGACGAACCGTAACCCGGCTGCTGGTACTGGTCCGATACCAAACTCGCAAGTTGCCCACTGGGCTCTTACCAAAGCGACCATCGCCAAACTTTAGAGCAATTTGGTCCTGGGACTGGGTAACGACTTGATAGATGTTTTGGATCTCAGGATCAATACCGTTGTAAGTGACATTCTCAGTGCTCAAGAGAACCTTAACGATGTCGTCACTGGGGACATGGCCCACCCGGGTCCACTGACCACCAGCGGTCGGCGAACCCAAGTCATCAACAGTTTGAACCCATACGTCGGTTTCATTGATGTTGGGAACATCAACGTAAATGATCCGGTTTTCCTGTGGCTCCGTGATTGTAAAATCAGTCTTTTGTAAAGCTCCCTGCTTGACATAAAGAAAAAAGCCAGTGTCGGGACTGGAGTTACCATTGCCATCGCTGCGGTAAACAATATGAAAGCTGCCATTGGGGTCAGGGGTTTGCTCAACAAAACCATATGTGGTATTGAAGTCAGCATTCACGGCGTCAAAGCTCATTGCTTGACCGTTGACATTGGCATTAAAGGAGTAATAGTTACCAGCCGTTACTGGGATATTATTGATCCGGTAAAGCTGAGTTTCCACACCATCTAGGGATTCAGTCTTGAGGTCCACACCAAAGGGGTTGGTTTGAATCAAGCTGGCATTGAGAACCAATACCCATTGTTCAAACCAATTGGCATTGTTGGGATCGTCCCAGCGGATTGGTAGATTGTTGAGGTTCTTGCCCGTGCTATCATAGACGTCATAGGTTGTACGAAGCTCGGTGAGTTTTACCAATCCACGCGCTGGATAGTTGCGGCGGGCATTGTAGGACAAACTACCTGCAAGTCGTAGAATGCTTTCCCGACGCTTTGCTGTATCTAGAAAGTTTTCCCTGGCGTTGAAGTCCGTACGGAAAGCAAGGTTCTGTCCCAAGTAAGCCAAGAGATCAATGATGGCCACGAACTCACTGGATTCAATCCAGTCGTTGAAATCTTCAGGATAGTTGCGTCGGATGTAGTCAACCATTGCTTGACGAATCGTTGTAAAATCAGAGGCGTTGAGGTTGACTTCCGTGAACGCGCGATAAGCCGCGAGCCAGTCATTACCAGCAAATAGTTCACTTTGGCGTTGTGATGTTGACATCTTTAGATTCTCTCCAGAGAGCGACGATCAAATTCCAAAGAAAATGAACCCACACTTCCATAGGGTTTGTAGTCTAGATCCAGTGCGACCATAATACCATGCGCGGAGGTTGAGACATTTACGGTTCTCAATCCAACCCGCGTGTCGTGGCCCACAATGCGCTTGACGTCATCGACAATCGCAGCCTTGGTACCATCGGTAAAAGGTTCAAACAACAGATCCCAAATAATGGTTCCAAACGTTGGCATCATCAGTCTCTCACCTTTGCGGGTTTGAAACTCGTTCATGAGGTCACGTTTGATTAGTTCTATTCCTGTGAGCGTCCATCCACGACGACCTTGAATTTCCTGGGTACTGAATCCAATATTCTGCTTGATGGCCATGGGACCCTCCAATGTACCCATATTTACCAGCTTATTAAATACGCAGATAACAATCAGTTCTTGCTCACGGGTCAGAACCAATGTAGAGTGGATGAACATGAACACACCGATCAGTAAATCCGAAAAGGATCGTTTGGACCGGGAAAAGCTCAACGAAGTATTCAAAGTTGAGATTTCACCCTTGGTAGTCACACCTCCAAAGCAGGAGCCGGACCCCGATAGGCGGAGTCCAGAGGAAAAAAGCGGCAAGTGGCATGAAACGCCCGAGGACAAAATCCTCGAGAGAAAGTTAGCTCGTGCGGCCCGGAGAAAAAATGTCAAAAAAGCCTGAAATCTACTGTATGACAGACATTGAAGCCGACGGCAAAGGGCCGGGGGTTTCCAGCATGTTGAGCTTTGCCACTGCGGCGTTTGATATTGAAAAGAACCTCATTGGTACCTTTGAAGCCAATTTGGAACTCTTGGAAGGTGCGATTCAAGACCCCGATACCATGGAGTTTTGGAACCGCAACAACGAACACAAGGCAGCTTATCTAGCTACCAGGCAAAACATGGAGACTCCACAGGATGCCATGAACCGCTATGATGCTTGGCTCAAGGAACTTCCAGGTCAGCCAATCTTCGTTGGATATCCGGCGGTCTATGACTTCAAGTGGATCGACTATTATGCGATCAAGTTCCTTGGTAGCAATCCATTTAGCTTTAGCCGAGCCGTGGACGTAAAAAGCTATGCTTGGGCCCTTATGGGTCGGCACTTTCAAAGCTGTAGCAAGCGCACGATGCCCAAAGATTGGTTTGATGAATTGCCCCACACTCACGTGGCAATCGATGATGCCATTGAGCAAGGGGCAATGTTTATCAACATGATCCGCAAAGCCCAGGGCAAAAAAGCCATCAAGGGCATTCCAAACCGTTAATTGCGTCCGGCGATCAACCGGCTACCACGGCGAACATTCTTCAACTTTACCGCCGGATCAATGGCTTGACCATTTTTCCGGATTGTAAAGTGAAGATGGGGTCCTGTGGAATGACCGGTATTGCCCGAGCGGGCAATTTGTTGACCCGCTTGAACCTTTTGTCCCGGCCGGACTGTTGCGCTGCTGATGTGTCCATACTCAGTGGTGTAACCGTTGTCGTGGACCAAGAATACCGCACGACCATAACCACTCGATGGTCCGGCTTTTTGAACCGTACCCGCGCGTGCTGCGACAATTGGAGTGCCGATTGGTACACCAACGTCAATGCCTCGGTGGAATCTACTTCCACCTTTGACATTGCGCGGTCCCCAAACAGATGTAATGGGTCCCGTGATGGGAGAAACAAATTCCGTTTTATCAGTAGCTACTTGTAAGTTGCTTTGATCACCATCATCCACATAGCCAGGATCTGAGGGGTTTTCACCATCATAAACAGTCCTGGTACTAACACTGGTATCCAGGGCCCTGTGACGGGGGCCTGTGGGCGACAGTGGGTGTCCTGACCATGGTTCATGGGTTGGTAACCGGCTTACAATACTTTGTGTGGTGATCTCCGCATAACTGGTTGCCCGGTTGAGATCACGGTCTTCCAAATCACCAGCAGACAATACGGAGCTGTCTTGGGCGTCTTTGGCCTTGGGACCTGTACCAAAGTTTTGATTGATCGTGGGAGCTTGAAGAAAAATGGCTCCGGTGGCCGAGACACCAAGACCGCCACTGCTATCTAGGGCCATGGTTTTGCTCTTAAGTCCCAGTGATCCTTTGGCCATCATGCTGAGGTCACCTTGGCTTTTGAGATCCATGGATGCCTTGCTGGTCATCTTCAAAGCCCCGCGGCTGTTGAGATTCAGGGATCCAAAGTTCATAGTGGCCGCACCACCAAACATGTTCATACCTGCCTTGGCATGGAGGTTCATAGATCCGTCGGCGTGAAAGTTGATATCACCCTGGCTGCGCATGGAGATACTTTGGGCACTGTAGGCATCAATGCCTTCATCGCTGATTTCAAACCAACTGTTACCATTGGCACTGATAATGTAAACATAGCCCGCGGTATCATTGATCAAGATTTGTGCGCCACTGGCTGTGCGAAAACGAATAAAGCTGTCCTCGGGCGAATCATCGAATACCATGTGATTGCCCGAAGGAGTCTTGAGTCCGTAGACTTGACTGACTTCATCACGACGAGCACCACTGGTACTGGGACCGCGTTGTTGATCCGTATAAAGACCTTGGTTAACAAGGCTTTCATGGAGGGGTTCAAACCGTGCCCTAGTATGATTGTCCGCATTGGTAATCGCTGGATCCCAACGGTTGTATTCAGCGACCGGTGGTTCAATGCCCTCTTGACCCTCAGAGTAACTGGGAGCCGTGGGAATACCGGGAACCATGTGGTTCATAAACTGCTGATACATGCCTCCAATATAGATACCCCGGTTGGGATCTCCATTGAGAAACATAACCACGACTTCATTGTCCACATCCGGTGGCACGGACCACCAGCCATAGCTTTGTTGCGTGGAAGCCATGTCCCGGCCTTCCTTGGTGTTGTTTTTTACCGGAGTAGCACCAGCCATGGGAGAACAATATTGGACTGTAAACCATTGCTTTTCATCAGTAGCTGATGTTGAAAATTCAGGAATCCAAACTTTCAAACGACCCATTTTAAAAGCGTCACGGTTGTCCTTGACATACCCGAGGTAAACTTGGTTAAAGGTACCAACTCTACCACCAGGAGTATTGTTATAACCCTCGGGTGTTTTAAAAGAACGTCGAAATCCCTGACCGGCCATTTACCTGCCTCCTGTTTCAAAGTATCGCATTGCGGCTGCTAGGTTAGGCACGTCGCTGGTTGTAATATTACTTTTGCCAAGCCGTTGGGTAACGACTCTCTTGTAAGCGGCACGGCTGGCATCACTGTTCATGTTGCCGGGAACGTTCTTACCCAAGTAGCGGTCGATAACAGCTTCAACAGTTGTTGGGCTTTGAACATAGTTACGCTCCAATAGTCTTTCCTGAGCCGCGATTCCATTTTCCTTGGTATCAAAAGTAGCAAAGGGATTTGGGCTGCCGTTTTGCTCCGGACCCGTGTAACCGGGCTGACGACGCGCAAACTTACCATCACGCAAGTTTCCTGGATTGTTGTTCCGGGTTCCTCTGGAAACGCCAGTGGCCCGGTAACCGCTACCTCGAGTCGCCGTTGAAGTACCAGAGGCAACATTGGAGCTTTGAGTCGCAGGTGGTACATTGGTATACTGGGTGTCATCTTCAACCAAGGGTGCTCGACCCTCGATGATGTTTTCATACGACCAGCCCTGAATCCGGACTCCGTTGAGTGTTTGACTGAATACACCCTCGCGGAAATGATGTGTGATTTGGGTCACGGCATAAAAGCCCGTGAAGATATTGCTGTTGCCGCCAATACCCTTGGGCAAACTCACCGAACCAGTATTTTCATCATAACCCTGTGGCAACTTAAAGCGGAAAACAAACATGTGTTCTCCGTTTATAAAGTTAGGTGTTTGGTCATTACTGTCTGTGTCATAAAGAGTACCATCAGAACCCGGCCCTAGCCAATAAGGATCACCGCGAACATCAAGCTCAATGTTTTGTAAGTTGGCATCAAAGCTACCATACAACTGATTTAAAAGCGTTCCATAAACACTTTTGTTGGCATTGTTGTCTGTGGAGCTACCAACACTCATGGAGCTACCGGGATTATCGGCGTCTTTGATAATTGTCAAAGGCATAAAACTGCTATCCCCGGCACTCGCTCCACCAAAGCCAGACTTCGCGGCACCTTTTTCATCCGATTGAATGTTATCATAGACAGCATCCTCACCATCCACTACTCGACCATTGGGAATACGCCGAGCCTTGGAAGCTGCTTCAGCGGCTTGGTTGACTTTGTCACGCGCCATAGCCGCAATGGTGCCTTTTTGCTGGTTGTCCTTTAGGGCTTCCGCAACTCTCTTTTCAGCTTCGGCCTTGGCATCAATGATCTTTTGATCAACTGTAGTGCCTTCGGTTTCCAATTTGATGATCTGATCATCAAGGGTTTTGGCTTCCAATCGTGCTTGATCCAAGACCCGGCTGCTTTGGTCCAATTGGCTACTGGCATCCTGAGCTACCAGGGCATCATCGACCCGAGCCGGAGTACCGGTAAAGGAGCGATTTTGAATAATTGGTACACTGACTGCCCAGCGAAAGTTGACATTGATGTCAAACTTTTCAACTTCTGTATTGAGACCCGTGAACACATAGTCATATTGCTTTTTGAGATACGACCGACCAGTGGCAAAAGCCGCTTTATCACGATTCAAACGACTGTCACGATCAAAGCGTTGTGCTCTTCCCATGCTGGTCAATAGTCGCAAACTGTTAAAAGGCTTGACTACAAAGGTTATCTTTTTACAATAGTCACCAAATACCGTGTCATAGGACAAGTATTCAACCTTGGTATCAATGCGGTGGAGAATGGAAACCACATCCCGGATTTCCTTTTCCTCATCCGGGGCGTCAGTGGGTACTACGTCCCGACTCAAGCGGGCCATTTTTACAGCACTGTCACAGCGACTCATCAGCAAGTCTACAATCTTGGGAAAGTCAGTACCTTGAGCAAAATGAGAATTCTGTGCGTCATAGGCTGAGTTGGTTGACTGATTACTGGTTTGAGGTTGATCACTTACCAGCATGTGACCAAAGGGTGAGGATACACCAACCTTGGTGTCAAAGGGATAGGGTCGCTCCTCAACCGCATATTCAATAAACGGAGGATGCGTGGCACCATAACGATGCTCAACGGATTCGTTCATGCTTTTGATTACATTTTGGAGAGCTTCACCAACTGTGGCTCCACTGGTATTGGTCAGAGCGGGCAACATACAATATTGGTTATTAAGTGCTACTTCAGCGAGTGGGAGGGCCTGGATGGTATGGAGACTTCCATTTTCACTGATTTGGCTCTGGACATCAATGAGGACCATTTTCCATTTCCAGTCCTCACCAACAGTTATTACTTTGCCATCACCGTCATAGCCATGGAGCTTGAGACGTAGAAACCACGGGGCTTTGAGATAATTTCGGATGTTCATAGTCACTGCGGCTTGATACAACAAGTCCGGCAACATGGCACCAAAGGGCTCATAGATCTTGATCGTAATGCTCGTGGCGTTGGCATTCTTGGTCCGGATATTTGGACCAACGAATCCTTCAATCTCCACGTTTTGAATATTCATACCCGTGAGGCCAGTTTCGGCAATCACAAACTCTTGACCTTTACCTTGATTGGTTTCAATATCTGTATCTAGATAAAAGGAAAAGTGATAAGTGGGCTGAAACAATTCACTCATGGGATTGTCCAAGGGAACAAAGTTCACGGAATCCAACACACTACCCGGAGCACCTGTGCCCCTTTGAACATCATTGACATTTTGACCGTTGAAGGTACTCGCGGATTCGCGGGCCGCACCTTCTTTAAGCGAACTAATGGTTTGATCACTGAGCAAGTTTACCCTAGGCATCTCAAGCTCCCATACTGGTCAGGCGAGTTCTTGTTGGTACATAAATGACCATACCGGCTTTGAGGTCATAAATGGGATCTAGAATCTGATCTGGATTCAAGACCATAAACACCCACCCATAGTTGGGTGAACCATAAAGCTCATAGGAAAGCAAGTCAGGGCGATTGTGGAATCTGTTTTCCACGGGCCATTGAATGTCCGTGACATCTCGGGTCAAAGAACCCGGTTCCCAAAGACCCAAGTACCAAGAAGTCTGAGGAGTCTTGGCATATGGGCTACTGGATTGATATTCTACCTTGGCCATTAGATCCAACCTCGTTTTCCATCAAAAAGTGCGCCACTGGCGAAGTCGTCGAATTTGAATTCGTCTCTTTGAACCTTGGGCGTTTGCTGAACCACGCAACTTACATTGAATGTTGTCAAGCTGGGTACCCAGGCGGAATTGCCATTGACATCCACTTCAATGTAATCAACATCTTGGGGCAAATCCATATGGAAGTCCGTGATGATCACATTGAGGTCATTGAGCATAAAGCTACCATAACCACTGAGCACTAGAACCGGTGGTGGCAATCCCGCGTTGGTATCCTGACGACCAAAACGCATCTTGGTTACCGTGCGGAAAAAATGCATAGCAGCCAAGGTATATTGGGCTTCAGCGAGATTCTGACTGCTGAACTGGCCTGAGATATTGATTTGAACCGCTGGGCTATGGGTATAGACCTGGTAGTCAGTGTTCGCGTGGGTTGGCGTCATCGAGGAATAGTTGGCTCGGTGGGCCATTTCGATCGTTGGTGTAAAGGGAAAGAAAACACCGTTGGTTTCATTGAGCCGGTACAAAACGCTGCTTTGATCACCAAACAATTCATACGTAGCGGCATTCTGGCCACGGACCTTGGGACGGAATCGTACCCGCTGATCAATGGGTGAACCGGTGACCAGGATATCACCATCAAGGCTGTCTTCGAGGTTTTGTGGATCGGGAGTTGTGGATAGATCCGACCCAGTACCCGTGAGGTCTAGGTCATTTTCCTCGACGCTCAAGAGATCCCTACTGGGGACCAGGTAGCCAATGCTTTCACTTTGTGCGATCTTGTCCTGGACTGTTACTTCTTCGAGTCCATCACGAGCCAATTGCCAACGACGCTCTGCATTCATGGCGTATAGTTTGGCCGTTTCATAATTAATGGTATTGGTTTCACCACGGGTCCAGTATTCACTGAGCTCGTTCATTACCGTGGTGTAATTTTTGTCTGCGGCTTCCAACTGTGTACGGGTATAGTTGGCCTGGCGCGTATAGGTCAAAGAAGTCGCGGTATTGAGACTCAAAGCATTACCGGGACTCAAGGTATCCGTGGCGTAAATGCTCGCTGGGATATCAACAGTCTTGATTACCGACTGGCCGGACCCCGAAGAGACCAGTCCCGTGGTAGTGTTATTCTTGCTCACGTCTCCCATGATTTACCTCACGAATCATCCCAGCAATAGTTGCCAGTTCATCTGAGGACAGTTCCGGTGGCATATGGCGAGCAAACTCTTCCATATTGTTTTCCAAAGCCGCATTCCTAGCTCCCGTGGCACTGATACCTGGAGCTTGTCCGGAATGGCGATCCAGGATCTCCATCTTACAATCTAGATTTTCACTGATTATAAGACGCTGATATCCTTTGGCTCGATCTGAACCCACGACCCACGCCTTGGGCTTTAAGCCCTGTAGGTCTAAGACTTCCAACGCTTCAAATGGACTGGATACCACATCAACGTCGAGGTCCGGATACAAACGGCGAACCAATTGGGATCGCTGGTCTCCTGTTAGAGGATTCTTCCTTTTGTCCAAGCTGGTCTTTTCTCCATCAATGATAAAGAGAATAGGACGTGCTTTGAACTCCTGGGCTGCTTCCTTTAACTTTTCAACCAAGGCTTTGTGACCTCGGGTAAAGGGATTCAATCTCCCCGTACCCATTACCACACTTCCGCCTTCGCTCATATTTACCGTTCCTTAAAGTAGGGTTTTAACAACCCAATCTTAGCCCTATATACTAAGGAAGCACCAGCTTGTCACCTTTTTATGTACAAAGCACTCCAGATGCTATATTATTGAAAATACATGCTAAGAACCGGCCTAACCCGGTAACGGCATCTTATTTTAACGCTCAGAACAAAACAATAGGGAGCGCGACACCACATGGCACTACCACAAAAAGTCAACTACCTTACCAACAAAGAGCTTTTGTCGGAAATTCACAAAAGCAAAAACTCCTACAGCTATTTTGTTGATCCCAAGTATTCTGCCTATGATGCCATTATC